TCAGGAAAAAGTCCATGCGCTCAAGTTACGGAGTGTCGCCAAACCATCCGGCCGCTTCTGCCTCTTCTTGCGTCAATTGTTCTGCGTCGCTTGGCATGAGGTACTGGAAGTACACCGTGCTGTTAGTGGCGATGTAGTACGTCATGGCACTGCGCTCGTCGGTGGTCAGCTGTGGGAATAGAGCCACCAGCGCAGTTACGTCGCGCTCAGGGTGCACGTTAATGGCTAGATCAGTGTCGCCAACGCATGCCCACTGTCCGGTCGTAGGGTGCTCAATAAGCGACAACAGCTGCGTCGTAATGCGGTCCGGCTCGTGCAGGTGCTTAGGCAAGATGAGGTTGTACAGCTCCTTACTGATGCCCTGGGCGCGTTGCTTGCTAGTCAAGTTTAACCGAGGCTGTACTGGGAGGTAGACGGTTGCCATCAGGTGTAGATGCTGAAGTAGGTGTTCACGTTATTCTGAATTCCAGTAATGTTGCCAGCCGTGTCTTGGTCAGAATTCCAAAAAATAACCTCCTGGAAAAGTTGGGCGCTTTGCCATCCTAAAAAGAAGGTAGAGCCAGTCCAGCCGCTGGTGGAGCCAATACCTATAACTAAGCCTTGAGCACTATTAAATGCGGTGTACATCTCGCCTTGTTGCAGGTCGGTATCTTCTGCTCCATTAACAAAGCTGTTTGGCGAAGTTCCAAAACCGCGATAAGCACTACCTGTACTGCTTGCAACAGTTCTAAAAGCATACGGCACACCTGACGCAAGAGAAATAATAGGAATGGCATTGTTTACTATGTCAGCCATGACAGCCAAAACGGTCGCGTCGGTGCCGCCTGTAAAGCCCACAACGTCAAGGCCGCCGTTCACGGTGCCATGTTGAAGGGCAGGTTTGCCGTTTTCCGTAATAACTGCAGCCGCAACACGGTCATATACCATCATTTGGTCTGCCGCAGTGCTTTGTACCGCGTTTACGCCATTTCCGCTTTGGTCATACCAAATTGTGCAGTAACCGTAAGCGTCGCCTACGAAGGTCGCTAGTGCAGAAGTGTCTAGGTCGCCGTTGCTGTCAAAGCCAATGTCTTGCGTCGCCTCGTCGCTGCTGCGCCGCACGCGCATGCAACTGCCGGTGTAATCTTTGTCCAGCTTGCGCACCGAGTAGGCCGCCGCCGCATTAGGATAGTCGTCAAGCAGCAGGTTGGTGACTGCCGCCGTCGTCGTCCTAGTCATCTTGAGAGACAGCGGCAAGGTGCCGCGCGTCTCGGCTGTGGCGTCCGTCTCATTAAGGCCGGCAAGCAGTGCAGCCTTAGCCGTAGCAAAGGTGGCGTTGTCGGCTGGTTGCGTCGTGTAGTCGGTCCAGTCGGCAGCGGTGTCAGGATCGGCGCGGAACTTAGTGCTGTACGCCAGCGTGCGGTTGATAGTGTCCGTCTCGCCGGTGTCGCTAGTCTCGCTCTCAGCTTCGCCGTCGCCGTCAGGACGTGCGGTGTAGTAATATTCTACGTTGCCGGTGGCGCCGCTGCGCTCGGTCTCGGCCTGCGTATCGTAGCGGCCGTGGTATTGCACGTCCACACCGCCACCAGTGTCAATGGTTGCTGTGTTGCCGTCGATGGTCAGCGTGCCATTGGTCACGACCAGCTTATTGACCGCGCCGCTAGGGTCGCCGTCTACCTCCTCGACGGTAAACGTGTTGCCTGGAAACTGCGACACGACCTGCGCCGTGCCGGTGCGCTGGATGCGGACGTCGTAGGTCTGCTCCAAGACATACACGCGCTGATCAGGGTCGAACTGAATGTCTGACGTGTCAAAGTCAATGGATTGCACCTCGACGCCGCTTACGGTACCGCTCTGACGGTCTAGCGCAGTGCGGCAGGCAATGCCCAGGTCCATGCTCTGCTCGTAGTCGTCGCTCACGCAGTACAACTCGACGCGCGCCGTGTCCAGCTTGGACGTGGCGTTTTTGGTTCCGCTTGGCGTCGTGTCGGTGACGGTGTACACGACAAAGGGCACGTCGACGTCCTGCTGTGCCAACTCCGGATAGATGCGGTCAGCACAGATGGCGCCCACGTCGGCGCTATCCTTTAGGAGCTTGTATATCGCTTTTCCTGTTTCCATTACAACTTGAATTTGTCAAAGAGGCGGCGGTAGGCATGCACCTGCATGCGCTCCATTACTCGTGAGTATCGCGACAGGAACGGTCGAATAATGTTGTAGTTCCGAGAACCTATGGAACGTCCGCGACCGCCGACCTGTCCGCTCTCCACAATGGCAGCAAAAAAACCGTCGTTGCGCTTAGCTCCACCAAACCGAGGACCAACAAACACATTGATGCGACTTCCACGGCTATTCCTTACACCAATGCTTCGATACAGTGTTCCAGGCTCAACCTCTAATTTTCGCCCCTTGTCGACGAAGACGAAATTGCGGCTAAGGCGTCTGCTGTCTAATTGATTCTTAAGTTTTTTGGACGCGCTTTCTCCAATCTTTCGATTTGCTGCACGCAACTCCCTGCTCATCTCTTTTGGAAATGCGCCGATCCGACCAATCTGTTTAGTCAGTTCTTCAAGGCCGATGATAGTCGTGCGCTGCTTAGAGCGCGACATACTTTCTCTAAGTCTAACGCCCATCCGTCCCCTTCTCTTTGCAGAAAATGCGCAGACCGTCGCGCCGTCCAATCTCTTCGAAGCCTAGAATCTCGTACTCGCGGCTCTCAAACACAATAGCGTCATCCTGTGCAATGCTCAGGCCGGACACGTCGTCGGTTGGGTTAGGATGCCGGACGACAAACGTCACGTCACGCTGCGGAAAGATTTGGTAGGCCTTCATGCTCTCGCCGGCCGATCCAGCGTAGATGACCTCGGCCCACATGTTCGTGTCCGTCGTAGAGCCAACCGTAGGCTGGCCGTAATCGTCCTGCGTCAGCGTCTCTGCGCGGTGTGTGATATAACGGTCGCGGCGTCCTGCGTTCTTCATGGCTGGTAGATGATGCGGAACGGATTCAGCAGAGCGTCAAGGCCAAGTTTAAGGCGGTGTGTTACGGCTCCAACTTCTTCTTGCCGGTTCTCATACATGCTAGACACAAGCAGCTTGATGGCATGCACGACCGGCTGCGGCACGGTAGTATAGCCAGCGCTAAAAGTGATCACGACAGGCGTCAGCGCGTACTCATAGACGTTAGGGTAGTCGCGGAACGCGATGCGCGACGGTTGGCTGATGAGGTCCGTGTACCAGTTGGTAGCCGCAAGCGTCGTCAGGTTGCTGTACGTCTTATCCTCCGTGGTTTGGTACTTCACCTCTGTCACAGCCTGCACCGGTCCCATCGGAAAGTACGCATTGTAAAAGCCTGGCAGGTAGCCGCGCATGTTGTAGGTGCCCAGCTTAATGTTGCAGTGCTCCTCGACGTGTGCGATAGCTGCAAGCCGCAGCGCTGTGATCAGCGTGTCTTCTGCGGTGTGCGTCACTCGCATGTACGCCTTCAGCTCGTCTACGGTGACAATGTCATCTAGAACTACTGTTTGGCCGGTAATCTCTACTTGCATACTGTAAAAATAGAAAAGGCCGCACTAGGCGGCCCTTTCTCTTCAGTCAATTACTGCTATTAGGCAGCGTTGTCGTGGAAGGTGTAAGCAGCAGCAGCGTGCAGGGCAGAAGCTGCGGCGTAACGATGCACCGAGATGCGGACCTGGTGGCTAAGGTCAAGCGTGTAGGGGTTCACGACGATGTCGATACCGCCGAAGAATCCGAGCACGGCAGCCTGAGCAAAGTCAGCCATGATCATGGTGCCCTCAGCAGCCACACCGTTGGCCGGCACGAGGTCAGTCACGAAGTAGGGGTAACCCATGGCCGTGATAGCACCTGCGTTGCTCCGGTCGAGGATGGAGCTAACGTTAGACACGAGAGCGTCGTCGGCGATTGCGGCGTGAGCCGTACCGTTAACGACAACCTTGACGTTCCGCAGGTCGACACCAGCGTCAGCCAGAGCGCCCTCAGCGGTCAGCATGCCGGCAGCATCCGGAGCGGCATCGCTGTCACCGTCGCCGGTGCCAATGATGGCATCGAACACAGCCTTGTCAATCTGCCGGTTCAGCTCGGTCGTCATGTCCTGCGTGATGAGGTTCTCGACAGCCGGTCCACCCTGGAGCATGAGCTGCTCGGTCACGGTAACGAAGGCACCGTAACGCGTCGGCGTCAGGCTCTTATTGCCGATAGCGGTACCAGCGTTGGACACGTCAACACCCTCGGCGGCAGAAGCAATCGTAGCTGCCGTGTTGACGATCGGAATGTTCACGTTAGACGTGAGGCCGGTCAGCACACGACCACCAAGCTGCTGGAACAGCGTGGGGTTGGCGAGAGCAGCAACACCGGCGGCGACTTGCGTGCCGACCATGTTGGGGCTGTTTGCCAAGGCAGAGCCGGCACCAAACTCACCAGCGTCACCGAGAGCACGCAGAGCAACGTCCGGAATGGACAGCTGTCCCTTAATGGACACGCCGGACATCCGAGCCTCCTTAACGGCCTCTTCGGTGTACTCAGCGGCCACACCGGTCAGGCGCTTGCCCTGGGCGAGGTCACGGACGGCACCAGCGAGGTCAAAGCGCTTGTGCATGCCGCGCAGTTCGGCGGTAGCACCGCGGCCGGTCTCACCGGCGAGCACAGCGCTCTCGGCAATCTTGGCGTCCTCGCGCTTAACCTTAAGCTGCACGTCGACTTTGCGGATTTCGGTTGCAAGACGCTCCATCTCGGCCACATCCGTGTCGTTCAGGTCGCGCTCCTCCAATTCAGCGGCTTTTTTAACGTCTTCGCGCTGCTCGACGTACTGCTGGCGAAGGGCCTGCAGGTCTTTGATTGGGAGATCAGTCATTTTCTTTTTTCTCTTCGGCGCGAGCATACACGCTAGCAGCCTGATATGCCGGATAAGTTACAGGCGAGACGTCAATCAAACGGCTCACTTTCTCAATAACACGCACGCCATCTTCGTCAACAGATTCTTCGCCGATAGTAAAGGCAAAAGAGGACTGTGAGATGTCGCCGCGCTGGATCATGGTGTACAGGTCACGACCGGCCTGCGTGTCGCTCAAGACGCCACGGTAGTACAGTCCTTCCTCGTCTTCCTTCAGCGTCAATGTGCCGTTGCTCGTGCGTGCCAATGGAACGCCGTCGTGATTGATGAGCAGGCGCACGTCGTCATCGAGCACGTCAGCAAACGCACCAGGGGCAATGCGCTCTTGAAAGGTGCCAAGGTCCGTGGTGCTGTTAAACACTGCGGCGTATCCTTCAACGACCAAATCGTCGGTTGCGGCACGCATCTCAGCGTGGCGGAACTGCACGCCGTCGGCCTGTGCTTTGCGCTGCTGCTCCTGCGGCTCGCCGGCCAAGTAGGAGCGGATTGCGCGAATGCGGTCCTTGGGTTCACCTGGCAATGTATCGTACATCATGCCAAGGGCCACCTGCGTGGTCTTGTTGTCAGGGTTGTTCGTGTTGTGCTCGCGCGTCATCGACCGCAAGGCTCGGCGTACTGCTCCGTCCATGTTTCTTTCGTTCATTTCGTCTACCCTTGCCGCTGACCAACGCAGCATGGCCTTGCCTCCCCAGGCGTCATACATAAGGCCACCGCACCCTTCACTGTAGGGCACGTCTGCATGCTCGGCCGCACGGCTCAAGTAGCTGTAAGTTCTCTTGATTGTTTCGTCGCTTAGATTTTCTCGGCTGGCGATTTGATTGGCGCGCTGCTTACCGACCTCGGTGCCACAGCTTCCCCATCCGTTTTCCTCTGCCCACTTCAGTGCGCGCTTGGCGTTGTTGACCGCGCCGGCCGGATAGTCATTCCGTGGCATTGTCGCTGCTGATTTTGTCAGAGTATGCGCCAAGGCGATCTAGGGCAATCTGATTCACCTGCACCGTGTGGGTGTCGCCACCGTCGACAGGGTTCAGCTCCTCAGTGCCGCGCACCTCATTAATGTTCATCACGCCGTTCTGCAGCATCTGCGTGTAGAAGCTAGCGCGTGCCTGCATATCACCGCGGAAGAGGTCGTTAAGGCTGTACTTGAAGTAGTGGTTCCGCGCCTCCTGACGTGTCAGCAGCTTGCTGGCCAGCTCCTGCTCGATGCGCTTGGCCCAGGGCAGGACCGTGTGGCGTGCAAACATGAGGTTTTGCTGCTCGACGTTGTTGTATGTCGTTTGGCTTTCGAGCTGCACCAGCGCCGGCGGAACGCTGAAGATGCGGCAGATTTCCTCGGCTTGGAACTTGCGCGTCTCGATAAACTGTGCTTCCTCCGGTGCAATTGCGATGCGTGCGTATTTGAAGCCAAAGGGCAACAGCTTAGTGCCGGCCGAGGTCATGCTGCCGTTCCATGACTTCTGCAGCATCTCCATCTGCTCCGACTTCAACGGTTGATCGCTAGACAGCACGCCTGTCATCTGTCCGCCGTTGCCGAAGTATTGGCTACCGTAGTCCTGTGCGGCTTGCGCAAGTCCGATGTTCTCGCGGTGCAGCTGGATAGGAGACTTGCGGTACATGTTGCAGATCTCCAGCATGTCTTCCTGCTGCACGACCTGGCCATTCCGCAGCTTGTAGATGATTTTGTCGTCAACAACGTGCTGCTCAACGTAGTCGGTGTCGACGCATTGCAGCGCTAAAGGCACACCACCGGCACCGCGCTGAATGATGGCGTAGCCTACGCCCTTAAGGACGGCATTAGCAATGATGGTTTCCCAAAAGAAAAACGGCGTTTCGTAAGCGTTAGGCCGGTACTTGGTTACGTCGCATGCTGGGTGATCGGTGACGACGTCGCGGCGCTGGCCGTTACTCTCATACAAGTTCAAGCCAAGGCTAGCAATGGTGCTGCTAATCTTGTACACGCAGGCGTAGACCGTACTGATGCGGACGCTGCTTTCGTGGGTGATGCTGGCACCGGCCGCGGTGGGATTGTAGAGGCCGACAGCATTGATGACGTCCTCCGGTCTGTCGAGGCCGACACGCATGCGGACCTGCTTAACCAGATTCTGTAGACGGTTGGGCATGTAGCAAGATAAAAAGGGCAGGCCACCGTCGCGACCTGCCCTCCATCAATTCAAAACCATAATGCTACGCCTCATAGACTGATGACCTCAAGGATGGGTTCATCGTCTTGCGCGTTGTTAAAGTAGCAACCAAGAGCCATGATTGACGCCACGACGCCGTCCACTTTTTGCGCCTCGCTGTTTTTCTTCTTAGTCACCTTGATGTTGTCTGCCTCGTCCCTAGCCAAGTGCACGCAGCCCATCTGCCAACGCAGCACATCGTGGCCACCATGCAGGATTTGACCCTTGCAAAGCAGCAATTCGAACTGTTTTGTGGGGTATGACATCGATGCATAGCCCTGGCCAAAGGGCTGACACTCGATGCCCTCCAGGTACGGCACGACCAGGTTAGCGTTCCAACGGTCGTAAGCGACGGCGCGCAAATCGTAGTCGTGCAAGAGGCTTTGGATGTACTCTCGGACCGCGATCATGTCGGTTACGTTGCCTTCTGTGACCGTAACCATGCCCAAACGCTCAAATGTGTAGTAGTCGATGCCACCGCTGAGACTCTTGCTGTTTGCCTTGTCTTCGTTGACGAAGTGATGACATTTGAGATAGAAGCAATCGTTGGCTTCATCGCGGAAAATGAGCGCTACAGCGGTCAAATCCTTGGTGCTAGACAGGTCTAGACCGGCATAACATGGCAATGTCTTGATGTACGCTTCGTCGACCTCATCGGCGCCGCGCATGAACTCATCGTCGGTTACCCAGCGCTCTTCGCTTGCCGTCCAAATATTGAGGTGCAGGCGCAGAAACGTGTTGATTTGCCTCGGATTCTCCTTGCATCGCTTTACTTCTTGCTCAAAATAGTCCGCTTTGCAGATTGAGCCGAAGCCAGGGTTGGCCTTCGCCCAGGTCGCCGGTTGCGTCCAGTCGTCGTCTTTGTCGGCTGAGTAGATGACAGGCAAAAAAGTGTCGTCCTGGACGCTTCCTTCCTTCACTTTCTGCGCGTATTCGTGCAATTCGTAGCAAATGCTGCTTGTATCGTGGCCGGCCGTCGTGATGGCGATGACCAACGGCTGAGTGCGCGCACCGGTCGAAGTCTTTAGGACATCGTATAGGTCGCGATTGGGGAATACGTGCAGCTCGTCGAGAATGACGGCATGGGCGTTGAAGCCGTGCTTGGTGTTGGCTTCGGCAGATATGGCCTTGTAGAAGCTGTTCTTGTAGTGAATGCTGTTGCGCAGGACTTTGCCGTGGCCGTGCAGCTTCGCGTTGTTCGCACACATCGCGGATGCGATTTCGAATACGATGCGTGCTTGGTTGCGATCGCCGGCTGCCGAGATAATCTCTGCGCCTGGCTCGCCGTCAGCGAAGAGCATGTAAAGGGCGATGGCGGCGCAAAGATTGCTCTTGCCGTTCTTCCGAGGTACTTCGATATACGCTTGGCGGTATTGGCGTAGTCCATCATTGCGAAGTGTGCCAAAGAGCGGACGGATGATGTCGTCCTTTTGCCAGTCCTCAAGTATGAACGGCTTACCGCCAAGTTCACCCTTGACGTGTGTGCAGTACGTCTCGATCCACCGCACCGCCCTATTGCCTGCTTCCTCATCGTAGTATCCTGCCATAGTCAAGAATATGTTGCAGGGCAGTGCGCCCGCCCTCGGTGTAGGTCTTGCCCTCCAGCAAGATGCCGTCGTACATGTGCACCACCTCAATCTGTTGGGTGTCGTCCAATGGCCAGGTGTCGATGCTGAAGCCGAGGCGAACGATAAAAAGCCCGCGGTAGGTGTCGCTGGCATCGGCCATAGCCTGATCCATCTCCTGCAGGCTTCGAGTCGTGGCGTTGCTGCTCAACTGCTCCCCTGGGTTCTTCCACTCGAACATGCACCAAAAGTCTTTCGCGTGGTTGCGGTAGATGCAGTCGACGTCGTGTATCGTCACCGCGCGGCCCGTCATGTCGTGGATGGTGCGGTTGATGGGGTGCACGCTGTTCGGCCTGTACACACTCATGCAAAGTCGGGGTCTTCGGCTTCGGCACTGCTGATGCCTATGGCCTTGATGTACGCACGCTTCTTGTCGCGCAGCCTTTGCAGCTCGATGTACTCAGGTCGGGATTTGATGTACTTCTGTCCTTTGTCGCCCTGGGTTTCGTACACCATGCCTTCGCGGTCTATGATGTCCTGAAGGGTGCGTTCCTCGTCGATGATCTTGGCGAGGGTGAATACAAGCTCGCGCGTGTTCTCGTCTACGCTGCGATCGCGCTGGATGTTCTCCAGCAGTTTGTCAAATGTGTTCATATGGATTTGGGTCATAGGATGCGAAGCGCAGCGCGGCCACACTTCGGCTGTTGGCTTTGTCAAGGCGCACGCCGAGGGCGCGTTCCAAGTCAAGCAGTTGTTGGTCTAAATCTTCGGCAAGTTCAGCAATGCCCCACATGCCACCGGTTGCGCTGTTTGCACAGAACAACACACCAGGCAACGTCGCGCATCGACGCTTGACGTCGTCCTGATCTAAGCCAGGATTGTCCTTAAGGTCAATGTCAAACTGAACGACACCGCTGTCTTGCTGGCAGTGTCGCGCCGAGCGCCCACCGACGAAGTAGCCGTGAGGCATCAACGCGGGGCGCTGCTTCTTCGGTGTGTCGAGGTTGCTGTGTTTGGTAGCCTTTGCCCACGCGCCGAGGGTGACGGTGCGCGGTTGGGTCGATTGCATGCTGTCGAGCATGCTGACAGTAATGGAGTGCCAGTGCATACGATTGGGTTTGCTCTAATTTACTGAATAGCAACGGACTAAGCAAGTTTCAACGCAAAAGGGAACGGCTCAAAATCGCGCCAACTCTCTGCAGGTGACACCGGCGATGTTGCGCGCGGCGCCTACTCTC